TTCGATGCCTTTACCGCTGGTGATCTGAACAAAGAGCAGCAGGTATTCCAGTACATCAGCACTACACAGTACAGCATCAATATTGAAGGCGTCTTCTCCACTTCTGCCGCGTCTGGCGGGGGTGTCTCTGTTAAAGCCGAGTACCAAGTGAACACCGGGCTGGATGTGTACGTTGTCGGTCTGGGATGGGGTGCCGACCCTTGGGGTTCTGGTGGATGGGGTTTACCCGGAGTAGCGGGCGCAGGACAGCAGTTACGTCTCTGGGCGGCAGATAATTATGGTGAAGATCTGGTGTTTAACCAGCGGCAAGGCCCTCTGTTTTACTGGGACGCAACGCTTGGCACCACACAGCGTGGGGTGTATCTAAGTGAAGCATCTACTGCCGCTGGCTACTCCGGGCAGTTTGTCCCACACACGACCAACCAAGTGCTGATTACGCCTACCGAGCGTTTTGTGATGGCGATGGGGGCCAACCCCTACGATCCCCTAGATCCAGACACGCCTTTTGACCCGATGTTGGTACGCTGGTGTGATCAAGAGAATCCGTTTGAGTGGACACCCGCTGTCACTAACCAATCTGGTGAATTTCGCTTAGCGAACGGATCTTACATTGTTGCCTCTATCGCCACCCGCCAAGAGCGTCTGATCTTTACCGATTCTGCCCTCTATTCGGCTCAGTATCTTGGGCCTCCGTATGTGTGGGGCTTTAACCTGATGGGTAGCAACATCTCCATCATCTCTCCAAACTCAGTGATCACGGCAAATAACGTGACCTATTGGATGGGGGTGGATAAGTTCTACGTCTATTCCGGGCGGGTGGAAACCCTGCCTTGTGCGTTGCGCCAGTATGTGTTCTCAGATCTGAACAAGGATCAGGGCTACCAAGTCTTTGCTGGCACGAACGAGCGGTATAACGAGGTGTGGTGGTATTACTGTTCCAACGGATCGACGGTAGTAGATAAGTATGTGGTGTATAACTACCAAGAAAATATCTGGTACTACGGCACCATGGGTCGTACAGCTTGGTTGGATTCTTCTATCCGCGAACAGCCGATGGCAACGGACTATAACAATCGAGTGCTATTCCATGAGGTAGGAACGGATGATGTGTCGGGGCTTTCTCCTGAGCCAATCTACGCTTACGTGCAGTCAGCGGACTTCGATATCGGTGACGGAGATAAGTTTGCGTTCGTGTGGCGGATTTTGCCGGACATCAACTTTACGGGTTCGTATGTGGATAAACCCACAGTCACAATGACGTTAAAACCCCGTCGAAACGCCGGTGCCCCATATAGCCCCGCAGATATGCCGGTTGTGCAAAGCGAGGACAATTATACGAACGTCCGTGCGTACACCATTCAGCAATTTAACGGTCAGGTGTATACAAGGCTCAGAGGTCGTCAGATGGCACTTCGCGTGGAGTCAGATGATATTGGCGTGGCTTGGCAGTTGGGTTCTATTCGAGCAGATGTTAAGAGTGACGGCAGCCGCTGACGCATAGGAAAAAATATGACCCGCCTCGTACCGACCCGCGCACCGAACTTACCGCTTGCCCCCGGCAACTACCAATATCATTACCAAGAGCAGCTAAATAATGCGCTGCGTTTGTACTTTGACAGGAATGATGCCAACTCTTCTGCCCTGAACGGCCCGCTTGGTGCGGCGTATTTAAACTCACCACATATTGCAGCAAGCGACAGCACAGATCAGTACGCTGATGGGGACAACGACCCTACACAGGTGAAGTGGAACACGTTGGAGTCTAGGGCAGGGTTTACCCTTAATCTGGATGGGAGTGCCACGGTGCCGATCTCAGGCCGGTACAAGATTGATTACAGCTTGCAGTTCACCAATACAGATAACACAGCCCATGACGTATTTGTATGGTTGCAAGTCAACGGTGGGCCACTAGCGAACTCATCCAGTCGATTTACCATCCCAGCTAGGAAAAGCGCGGGGGTCTTTGGGTTCTTGGTGGCTTACTCATCGGTGCTGTTTAGCGCCATTGGTGGGGATAAGGTATACCTGTGGTGGGCAACGGAAAAGGCTTACAACCCAACCGGCCCGATTGATGGGGTGTACATGGAGCACCTTGCCGCCCAAACCAGCCCGTACGAAAGACCAGCCAACCCATCCGCTGTCGGGAGTATTGTTTTTGTCTCCTGCCCGTGTGAAGCATGATTGATAGACAAAACCTAAAATGTTACCATTAAACAACCCATTCAAGGCGCTACCATTATGAGCATCCTAAAAGCCGCTGAAGCTGTTCGCGCACATGGTCGCGGTAATGACTCCCAGCTCATGCACGTAACCCCTAGTGAGGTTCGGGCATTGCAAGGCATTGCTATGGCAAAGGGTGGGTCGTTGACGATTAACCCTAATACGGGGTTGCCTGAAGCGGGGTTTCTGGAAGACATCTTGCCGACTGTGGCAGGCACTCTTATCGGAACTGCTGTCGGTATGCCTTGGCTTGGCGCTGCTATCGGTGGTCTAGGTTCTTATGCCATGACTGGCAGCCTTGAGAAGGGCATTATGTCTGGGCTTGGAGCGTTTGGTGGCGCGAGTTTCTTGGGCAGCTTGGGTTCTGTTGGTGCCGCCGCTGCTCCCGCTGCGACTACTGCTAGTACTGCTGCCGCTACTGATATTGGTCTAGCCGCTGCTTCTGATGCAGCCCTAACTGGTGTTGGGTCTAACGTAGGCTCTGCCATGGGCGGTGCTGGTATGACGGATATGGCGTTGGCTGGTGCTTATGATGCTGGACTATCCGGTGTGGGCGCTAATATGCCATCCTTGACTGGCGCGGAACGTTTTGCTCAGATGGGTGCAATGGATCGCTTGTCTTCTATTGGCTCTGGCATTCAACAGCTTGCTACTGACCCCTCTAAGACGTTCGGCGCAATGGGTGGGTTTAAGGGTCAAGCCGGGAATCTAGCCATGGCTGCGACACCGTTCCTTTCTGCTGGAATGGATTCCTCTAGCGGCATCGAAACGCCAGAACAACAAGACTCCTATATCCGCCCATTTACCTACGACCAAGCAACCCGCCGCTACACTGCGCAGGCACCGGTTTTATCTTCAGATTGGGGCTCCCGTGGCTTTCCGGGCTATGCCGAGGGTGGGGAGATCGAACAACGCTATGAGCGTCCTGTACGCACAGTAGATCCTGCGGTCGCCGAGTACAACAACATGCTTATGCAACAAGCTCAGAAAGAGTATGTGCAGGGTATCCAGACTCCGATCACTCCGCCAACGATCCAAGCACCGGCACAAGCGGCTCCTGTGAGCGCAACCAGTCCTGTTATGTACGACCCTGCTACCCAGCGTTACATGGCTAACCCTAACTATGTAGATCCGAAAGCTGCGGAAAAGCTACGTCAACAAAACATGATGAACCAAGGCGAAAGCGATTGGGAAATCACACAGCGACTTGGGTATAACCCTTACGCAGATACAGGACACGGGGGTGGGGGTGCATATGCTTCTGGCGGTATTGTCGCTGCTTCCCAACTACCTCGCTTCCAAGAGGGCGGGGAAATGGAATCTGATGCGTTTGTCGTCCCTGCCGATGTGGTAAGCGCACTTGGTAACGGAAGCACCAAAGCTGGTGTGGATGTCCTGAACCAGTATCTAGGTATGGCGATGCTGATTGAGGGCGAAGGGGATGGTCTAAGTGACGGTATCCCAGCTACAATCGAAGGCACACAGGCAGCTCGTGTTGCAGACGGCGAAGTTTATATCCCTGCGGACATTGTTGCTCGCTTAGGCGAAGGTGATCCGGAAGAGGGCTCTGAGATGCTGTACGAGATGATGGACAAGATTCGTAAAGCTGCGCACGGTAAGGACACCCAGCAGGAAGAAGTTAACCCCGAGCAGGTTATGCCTACATGAAAATCCAGCACGTTCCTGTTGAATGGGTGAATCAAGTCTGGCCCAAAGTGGTTAACTTTATTGACGACGCCATTATTCAGCAGGAAGGTGAGCCGGATTTTACGTTGGATCAGGTGCGAACCTATGTGTCGCTTGGCACTTGGATGCTGGCAGTTGTAGTGGATGAGGATGGCGCTATCGTAGGTGCCATGACAATAAGTTTTTTTAATCGTCCGAACGATAGGATTGCGTTCATTACCTACATCGGCGGCAAACATATCGTGTCCAAAGAGTCGTTCGACCAACTCTGCACGTTATGCAAATCATTTGGGGCTACAAAAATAGAAGGTGCGGTCAATGAGGCTGTNTCCCGTTTGTGGCGTAGATTTGGATTTGCGGAAAAATACAGGATTACCGGGGTAACAATATGAAATATCACCACTTCGACATGTTGCCCGAGCGGGCTTTCCNGCGCGACCCAAGCGGAAAAATTAAGCCGCAAGGTGGTGGCGGTGGAACAAAAGCGCCTTCATCCCAGACGGTCACACAAACGACAATCCCTGAGTACGCTCGCCCCTATGCAGAATCCATGCTCGGGCAGGCTCAAGCGCTGACAGACATCAACCAGAA